GCTATGTATCAGCTTGTTAGCAAAGAAAGCGGCGGAATAATAAACTTGTACGGGTTCTTCTTTGTTCCGTCTCCTTGTAGGACGATCCTTCTGAGCCCCATGCCATTGATGTAGTTCACCATTGGCATGGGCTATATATATAAGGTATGCAAGGAATATGACGTTCTTTTGCGACAATCTTTTAGAAAAGTGACATCTGACCGTTGTTGTCAACCTTGAACCCCTCTTTCACTGCATCAGAGAATGTAGGGTGTACGAACAGATTGTCAAAGATGTGATACATGCAGTTCACAACAATAGAGTTACCAGCAAGCTGATATTTCTTCGAGTCGCTGATCTTCGTTCCGATTCTATGCTTCTGACGCTTGCCAGTCTCCGTGTTTATTATCTCTTTTCCGAGGCAGTCTTTCTCATAATCATCATCCTCGAAAGTATAAGCGTCAATGGCATCTATGTATTTGTCATCAACATCCATAAGTCGGAAGCACTCACGAGGCGTGAGCTTTCTTATCCGCATGACAGGGCATCTCGTAGCCTCCTCATATCCATACCGCTCCACAAGGTGCTCATATATATCCTGCAACCTCGTCAAGTCTTTAACGCTTCCGTCACGCAACATCATACGTGTTGGAGCGAAGTTGTTTTCTTCATTTGAATAGAGTTTCTTGTCCATAGCGTATTTGATAACCGCCTCTTTGAACTCGATATACTCCTTGTCTGTTTTCTTGTTAATCATTTTCATATATCTCAAATATTAAGTTATCTCCGTATATACGCTTTTACTCCCATACTACTATCTTCGTTACTATACTGCCTCCTACACACGTAGGGAGTGTAGGAGGCGACTCCGAATATCGAATACAAACGTCCCTGATAAGGATAGTTGTTCCCATTAACATCGAGGTAGTTTCCAAGTTGTTTTATCTTTTTCATATTTCCATTTCTATTACGGCAGTAGCTCCAAGCCCGTCCTGCCTTATGAAGTTTGCAAGAGAGTTCTTGTAGTACTGGGCCTTTATGGTACGAACCACCCCCCCCTGCAAATGTTTATCGCTTTTACTTTCTTCATCGTAGCTGTATAGATTCAGCAGAATCATTTTTCTATTCTTTGTGTTAATCATTCGAGCACTGTTACAAAATAGTTATTGCTGGCGTCTATCCGTGCCATTATCGTGCCTGCTATTTTCCCTTTTGCGGAATGATTGTAGGCATCCACCCAAACGCCATGTAGGGGGGGTATTTTCCCCTGCTTCAGCATCTCGGCTACAGCCTCTCTGTAAAGTTTACCTTTTTTATTCATAAATTTCAATTACGCCCGGTATTGGATAATGACCTACTGACCACACGTTCGCGGCTCCCATGTTTGAGCATCGTGCCGTTATTGTAGGTACTACCCCCCCCACTTCTGTAAGAGGGGAAATCATCGAACTAAGTTTCTCATACTTCCTCTTGCTCACAGAGATAGTTGTCATCGACCCTGCTTCCCGCCTTGCATCTGACTGCATACGCTATATCAGTTTTTTTTTAGGATTGAAGTTGTGGCAATGGCTCTTGTCCTCATCTACACGCTTGAAATACTCAAGAACCTTTTCGGAAAGGTAATATTTCTCATCTACGTCCTTTTCGAGTATATCCTCAATGCAATATTCAAGAGGATATGGTTTGGGGAAGTTGAACGTCTGTCCGTCTCCATCTCTGCGTATGGAAATGCAGAATACCCTTTCTCTATGTTGCGGTACTCCATAGTCGGCTGCGTTCATAACATGATAGTAGCTGTCATATCCGAAAGCATCAAGTTCGCTCACCCATTTCAGAAAGAAAGGTTTGAACTTCTTTTGCAGCAATGCTTTCACATTCTCCATCATAAGGTATTTCGGGCGTTTGGCCTCGATAGCCTTTCTGCACTCCCATAGAAGCGACGACCTCGTTCCGGAGCCCTCTTCAAGGCCAGCTTGCTTGCCCGCCGCCGAGATGCTTTGACATGGAAATGAATAGGTAAACAAGTCGAAATCAGGAATTGACCCCCACGAAATGGCACTAATGTCGCCGTAGTTGGGAATGTCGCCATGAATGGCTCTGTAAGCTGCAATGGCGTTCATCTCCACTTCTGATATGCCAATGACCTTATAGTCGAAATCGGGAAAATTATGCTTCAGCCTTTCAAGGGCGAGCGACTGCGCACCTATTCCTGCGAAAGCCTCAAAAACTCTTAGAGGATGTTCTTTTGTGTACTTCATATTACTTTTTGTTTTTCTCTTTTTCTTGGTTCAGCTTATAAATGAGCGTAAAGTTTTCGTCTTTCAGTCTGCGCACCTCAGCGTTCAGACGTTTAATCTGTAGCTTCCATGCGTTCAGACGGTTCTCTTCCCTCATGCGTGCTATCTCCTCGGAGCTCACTCCGTCCATAGACAGACCATAGTTGGTGAGCTTGATGTTGAGAGCATTTACCCTTGCTCTGAGCTTCTTAATCAGCTCGTCTTTCTTGCATGTAGGAGCCTCTTTGTCTTCAAGCTCCTGCCGCATACGTTCGTTTTCCTCGATGACGGACTTGTAGTAGTCCTTCCGCTTCTGATCATACTCCTTGAACTTGGAGATAGTGAACTTTAGCTTTGCGATTTCCAAGTCACGCGGGTCATCGTATAAGTCCTTGTTGAATATGTGTCCCATATTGATTGTTGTTAAAATGGTAATTCTTGTTCTTTCACGGCAGAGCCAACCTGTTTACCGAGAGGCATGTCGTCCTCAGAGTTGTCCGCCTTGCCGTTTTCTTTCTCTTTTGGCTTGCTGTTCTTTGTCCATGATTTAAGCTGCTCTTCGGGGAAATCGTAGAAGTTAGTCGTGTCAGCGTCAAACCCTGCGATGAATGATCCTGTTCCGATATTCCTGCCCTTTGCGATGATAATCTGTGCCGTTCCCTCTACAGGTGCATAGCTGTCCTTGTAGGAAGTCTTTCCGTACAGAGAAGGTCTCCAAATCAGCAGCACCGTGTCGGAAGCCTCGGCTATCTGCCCGGAAGCCCTCAGCCTGTCAAGCGTTGGCATCGGGTCTTGATTGTTGCGGGCGAGCTGCGAGAGCACGGTGACATTTACGTTCAACTCCTTGGCAAGATTCTTCAACTTTCTTGATACCTCTCCAAGGAAACTCTGCTGATCGCTGACAGACTTTATAGAGGACAGAATCTGCAAATAGTCGATGATGAACATCTTGATGCCATACTTCTTTGCGCTTGCACGCATGGAAGTGAATATAGCCTCAGCAGAAGTCGTAGAGCTATCATCAAAGTATATCGGCAGGTTGTTGGTCTCGTTCACAGCCTTCTGCACGTCATTGAACTGCGACTCATAGAGCTTCTTGTACTGGATGAGGCTTGACGACACCTTTGATATGGTAGCGTTGATACGTGCTGCGATCTGCTCTGACATCATCTCCATAGAATAACACATGACAGGTTTCCCTGCCTTGGCAGCGTTCACCGCAATGTTCGTGGCAAGCGATGTCTTTCCCGAAGAGGTGGCTGCGGCAATGACATTGAAGTCGCTTGTCTGGAACCCGCCACGGCTGTCTATGTAGGAGAAACCTGTTGGGATGAAAGAATCAGATACGCCCGTGATATTGTCCCTCACGCGCTGCATCATCTTTGCGTTTGCATCCTTTAGGGAGAGCACCCCGGTGTCGGTATCACCGTCTTTCTCCATGACGCCCTCGATCTCCTTCATGGCATCATCGTATGAATAGGTCATGTCTACTCCAAGACGGATGAGCTTCTGGCCGAGTGTCCAAAGGTTTCTGCGCCTTGACAGCTCAACAAGCTCTTCAACATACTGTCCGAACAGTGCGTCGGAGATGTACCCCGTGAAGATACTCATCAAGTCGGGTACGGTGTATATGTTCTTTGCGGTGCTCTTTGCGGTTTCCGTAACAACATACATCAGATCCACCATCTTTCCGTCAGAGATACCCTTCTGTATCATTCTGAAAAGGTTCTTGTTCTTTGTGTCGTGGAACAGATCCTCGGAAAGCATCTTCCCGACTGACAGGAGATTATTATTGTTGTTAAGAATGCACGTAAGGACACCTACCTCTAATTTGCCACTGAATATCAGCGACGATGGGACGTTTTGGTTCTGCTTTTCTTGATTGTCAGCCATTCTGTCCTCCCTTCTCGCATATTTCGATAAGGTGAACAGGGTTGAAGATATAGTCAAATGTCAACCATCCGTCTTTCGCACCTTTTAAGTAGAACTCATTTTCCTTAACTATCCTCATTGCCTTTGACATCAGTTTAGGATAAAGTGTATAGCAGATATTTAAGTTTACATGTCTTTCGGGAGTCACCTCTGCGACCTTCGGAATATCCGTCCCCATTACTTCTTTGTTAAACCACTCCTTAAAAGCCTCAATATCCGCTATTCGGTATTTATCCGTCGGAATAACCCTCCCATTAAACTCTCTCGGATTATGCCAATATTTGTCTTTTATAAACTTAGACATCATTGGTCTGAACTTAGGGAGCGTGAAAGCCATAAAATAAGGAATGTACTTTGCCATATCCTCTTTATCTTGCTTGGACAGATTGAGATAGTTTTTGTATGCGCTTGTCTTGTTCCCTTTGTTCCCATCTCGGCGATACATCTTCCATATTTTATCAAATAATTCCGTATCGCTATTCTGTACCACATTGCTTTTTTGTATCATTCCGTATGATACTGTAACACAGCATTTTATAATCTTTGAATCGGCTATGTTTTCTGTAACGCTTTTCTGTATCGGTGCGCTTTGGATAATATTCGCTTCACACAAGTCCTTGATATGTCGGCTTACCCACATAGGACTCTCACCGATATGCCGCGAGATCTCCCTTATCCCCATCTTAACGACGCCTTTGCTATCAGTGTTGTCAGCAAGGAATAGAAGAAGTCCTGCGGTCTTAATATCCATTTCTGTATTGTGTATTTTCATTTCTTACTTTCAGAGATTAGACGTTCTTTGAGCAGTGTATTGCGTTTCTTGACCGCATTGTTACGAACGGCCATTGCAATAGCCTTTTTCTGACCTATGAGCACACATACCTTCTTGGCACGGGTGATGCCCGTATAGAGCAGGTTTCTTTGCAACATGGTGAAGAACTGCATGGTCATAGGCATTACGACTACCTTGTATTCACTGCCTTGCGACTTGTGGATAGTCGTTGCATAGGAGAGGCAGATGTCCTTCATCATCTTGCTTGTGATTTCCACCGTAGGTCCACCGTCAAAGCAGACAGTAAATGCTCTGTGAGCCTCATCCACGTCCACTATCTTCCCAGTGTCACCATTGAAGATGCCCTGCTCATAGTTGTTCCTCAGCTGCATTACCTTATCACCGATTCTAAAGATGGTATCTCCGTATGTGATGCTGTCACCAATCGGGTTGATAGCCTGTTGGAGCCTATGGTTGAGGTTCTGTATGCCGTTGTTCGTCCTTCGCATCGGACTTAACACTTGAATGTCGTCAGTAGTGACTCCGTAGTATTCGGGCAGTCTCCGTGTGACAAGATCCACGATTTT